CCGCATTTTGAATTTGACATTAAACGCTCGGTCGTAAGCTTTGAGGATTTTGTAAGCATCGGGGTCCAGCTCGTCTCCATTATCCGTTGCTATGTTGTAGCCTTTACGAATGGCATCATCTCCGGGCATTGCGCAAGCTTTATTGACCAACCAGTTTTGAGCCAAGATTCCGCAAAGTTGGGCCCCAATGAACCCTTGGGTTGCATACCATCCAACAACGGCCTCGGATACGGTATTGATTCCACCGTTGGGATAGTACATTTTGAAAGCAGCAACTCCATTGCTGGAGTCATCCATTGCAAACTCGCCATGAAGGGCTGGCTGCTCTTTCTGAAGGGAAACTATTCTATCGTTTAAGGCAAACTTTGCTGCGTCTGGGTCTAAAGCGTCAAAGGTATGTGTGCTAAAAAGGCTATTCTTAACCTTTTGCGTTTGTGGCTCTTCGGGAGCCTTGGCTTTCTTTTTGAAACAGTTGAACATAAAACCCCTATCCAAAGAAACTCTTACGAGCAACCATTATTTCAGAAAACGCTCTTGACAGGGAGTCGATTTGGTCATCATGAGCTCCATTAGGGAACACTCGCATTTCATTGATGAGGGCTTGATTCCAATCTCCTCGAAGCATAAGCACGTTGCCAACGTTCACCTGAGCTGCAAAAGGTTCTGCGCGCGTTATTTTGTCTCCCGTCTCAGGCGAACTTTTTACATTGTATCCCGATAATGCACGAGTAAGGTATAAGACTTGGGTTTTGCCAGCTTGTCCGGGGTCTTGGGGAATGCTTATTCGAATACCTCGCCCATCCTGTGAGGCAATATTGATCATTGCAGCGTCCCGCTGGTCAGGGCCTACACGCATTCTGGCCATATCCGCGATAATGTACCGCCCATCTTCGAGCCTTCCGAGTTTGCCTCCTGCCGTATAGTCACCTTCCGGTGAGCTGGCTAAATCCCATCCTCTACACCATTTGATGTTTCCAGCGGGTATTGCATCAACTACTTTAATTTGGTCAGGCTTAAATAGATCACCCTCAAGCGGAGCGGGACGTTGCTGGAAGAGTGCAGCCCAAGTCCTTGGGTTTTGCTCGAACTGATCCCAGTGTTTACGGTCGAACCATTCTGGCCAGAGATATACGCCAATTTCACGTCCAAGCGGGTCATTCTCCTGTTCGCATTTAGCTGCAAGACAAATAACTTCCCAATAGTTGCCATCTTTGCAAAGAATCTTTCCACTTTCACCGTTCCAGTTTTCTGGAAGGATTCGTCCCGATAAATCGTCTTCGTGCCATCGTGTTTGAATTATGCAAATCCATCCACCCGGAATGAGTCGCGTCTTTAGATCATCCTCATACGCTGCAAAAGTTCTATCTCTAATAATTGGTGAGTTTGCTTGATCGCGCCCTTTTATGGGGTCATCAATGATGATTCCGTTAGCTCTATTACCAGTAACGCCTCCAAGGATTCCACGAGCCATGTATTCAGAACCGTTAGTTAAAGTGAACTCCTGAGCTGCTGAAGATTCAGCGGTCAGAACTGCATTCCATATCCCCCTATAGCGTGGCTGCTTGATGATAGAGCGAGTGCGTCTACCTAATTTACGGGCTAGGTCGTCTCCATAACTAGCAAGAATGATTTTGCTACCGGGAATAGCCCCTAAATAGTCAGATGGAAACACCACTGACGCATAAGTTGACTTCGCACTACCGGGAGGCATGAAGATCATCATTCTTCCATGCTTGGTTCTTGAGACTTGATGAAGTTTGGAAAGAAGAAGACGATGATGCAAAGCCATCGTAGTTTCGACTGGATAGAAAAATTCGGTATCAGGATCTTCCGATCCGGGTCTACCCGGAACATCAATGGCATTGGCATAGTGCAGGATGTCCTCTCTTGCCATCCTACGGATTAAAACTTCCCTAGCTGCGTCCGATTGCGATTTCGAGTAGCTCATCATCGGTCATCTCTCTAAGCTGGGATGCACCAATTTGGTTATTGACCTGTACGGCAACGTCTGGAGACTTTCCATAAATGTTCTCTTTTCCTTTTCCAATGACATTTTGGGCAATTTCTAACTCCTTCATATCCATGATTGGAGTCTCTTGAACCTTCTTTACTGCCCTTTGTGCAATCAACAAACTGGCCTTCCGAAAGAAGTGCAAATCTTTTGTGCGCTCATCAACTAGAGTCTGATGAACCTCAAGCTCTGTTGAATTTAGTGTTGATTTTTGCTCCGAAATCTCAGCAAGCTGTTGTTTCACATGGATAGTTTTTTCAACAAGGGGTTGAATTTTACCTTTTATCCATCCCTCTGTCTTTGCCTTTTTACTAATAGAACTTCTGTCTTTAATAGCAACTTCCTCCCTTTCAGTAATCTCTGAAAGAGATAGACCACTTTCATAGAATGCTTTAACAACATTCCAGTCGTATCTTGTGTATGCCATGTCATTTATGGGTTTGATTTTTCTTGTTCAATGCTTTTGAATTCGAACGTTGCAGTCAATCGAGCATCGGATGTTGATCCAGCCAATATTCCTGTTTTTGCCGTATCTTTCAAACGACCCGGTTTTCTTACCATTGCCCATGCTTTGTCATGTTGTAATCCATGAACAAATGCAGGTGAACTTGTAACCAATGACACTCTAAATCCTTGTTTTTTGTATTTTTTGGCTATCTCATTCAAAAATTGTTTGCCGAGTCCAATACCTTGATAATCAGGTTTGATTACTATTCGATGAATACGCTTCATGTTTTTGACGTGAGGATGCGGAAAATGCAAAACTGAACACCACGCCACAGGTCGATCATTGATTTCGCAAATGTATTTGTGCGCTGCCATATTGTGATCGTGGCTCAAATAATGAAACTCCATGAATTGCTTCCATTCACGTTGCTCAGCTTTTCTGATGTTGCAGACAATTTCAGGACGCCGAAGATCCCTCCAGACAAATTCTGCTTTGTCGCAGTTGTAAACCCAATCAGGTTCCAACCATTTTTCAATGTCATAATGACAAGAAACAGCGATGAATTGTTTGTCTTGTTTCCTGATGAATTTTTGGATTGCTGACGATCCTACGCAAGCCACTTGGCGATCCACAACAGAAGTAAACTCATCATAAATGCAGGGTTTTTCGCTTGTTAGGATCAATTTGGCGAGTTCTGCTCGCATCTTTTGACCGTTTGATAAGACTTGAAATGGTTTTAGCCAATCAGGAGGCGAAGCGAACCCGACTTTGCACAGCGTTTCCGTAATGTCTTTAGCTGAATGATCGCCAAAATCATCAATAATGGATTGCCCCGTCCATTCATAGCCTTCAAAAAAAAGGAAATCTTTAAACAGGCGTCGAGCAATTGTTGTTTTACCGCTTCCTGATGCTCCGACAATTAGACCTACATTCCATTTCTTGTCTTCAATCGGAATTTTAACGTCGAATTCTTTTCTGACTACATCGGCATCAAAATCGAACGCTGATTTGACTTTGTTTGCTTTGAATGAATTTGATGTGGGACTTTCAATTACAAACTTTGAACTCGGCATTTATATCCCTCGATGTCCAAACGATTAAAAATTTTTTCTTGTTCTTCTTCGTCTTTGCATTCAACAATTACGTTAAAAACTTCAGAATACAATTCTTCTTTTAATTCTTTTTCTTCTTCTTGAATTTCATCAAATAAATTAGCTAATTCAATTAAATCAAAGCCTATGATTTCCAAATTAAAATCATAATTGGCAAGTTCTTTAAGTTCAATTTTTAAAAGCGATTCATCCCATCCAGCATTCATGGCCAATTTGTTGTCAGCTAAAACAAGTGCCCGTTTTTGAGCTTCAGTTAGATGAGCAAGCTGGATGCTCGGGATTTCTTGTATTCCAAGTTTACGCGCAGCCATAACGCGCCCGTGGCCCGCTATAAGACCATTTTCCCCATCAACCAAGACAGGATTGGTCCAACCAAATTCTTGAATGCTGGCAGCGATTTGCGCGATTTGCTCGTCAGAATGAGTTCGTGAATTTCGAGCATAAGGGATAAGGCTTTCTAAGGGCCTATATTCGATGGTAATCATAAGTTTTCCTTTTTTATCCTTTTGTTTAATCCCCGAAGGGTCTGGTTACGGTTCCAGCGCCAGAGAAAGGAAAAAACTGGCCGATTCCGGTCAGCATATCCAATCCATTCAAGTCAGGCAATCTTTACTACTCCACGCTCAAACAGTAGTCCAATTGTCCTCCTGTGAGCTAGCTCCCAAATGTTGAGCTTTTCCTGTCTGTTTAATTTTGCTCCTTGGTCAACTTCTGAATGGCAACGGTAGCAGAGGGCAGCTATACGAAAATCGTGAGCTTTGATCCCTTTACCCTTGCCATCAATGATTTGATTGCTATGTGCAGCCACAATCGTTCCATCTTCAGCTCCGCATATTTGACAGGGGAAATCTCGGACAGATTCGAGAAGTTTCTTGCTACGGTAGTTCATCGTGCCTCATTTGTGCCTTGATGATGGCCATACGATAAAGCAAAGCCTCAATGTATCCACAAGCGTCCATCAGCTCTTCCTGAAGATGAACCAGCCATTGCTCTTCCGTCAGGTCGTCGCGTTCTAGCGTTACCCCGTACTTTTTGAGCCCGTGTTGAGCCCGTTTCTGAATCTTCTTGCAAACTTTATCTTCAATAATGCTCATGTTTCCACTTCCTGATCTATGGCCCAAGCCTGTATGTATTCAATCAACTCAATCATTTCGTTCTTTGTAAGCTCGGATGTTCTTCGAAATACAATGTCTACTCCATGTCCATCAATAGCAGGGAGTATTTCCAGCGGTTCACCACGAGCACGAAGCCATGCAGCGGTAAGTAAGCGCTTCCATACTTCAACATCGCGCCGTTTACCAGCCCACTCAAGATACCTTGCAATGTCGCTCAATAGAGCGTGAAGCTTGGCATTCTGTGCCAACGTTCGCTTGATTGGCTTAACTTCGACTGCATAGCCGTCTGGGGCCTCCTCAACCGCTTTTTTGGCATTAGCCCTTGCTTCATCATGGGCCAGAACAAAATAACGTCTCATCGCCAATCCCCCGATTTACCACGATTTCCTTTTTTCCATTGATCTACAAAATCCTCTTCAGTAAGTTTTTTCATCCATGCAGCTTTTGGCCCGTTGATATAACAGCGATATTTCTCAAGCCCCCACTCAGCGCGATACTTTAAGAGTTGCCTAATTAAACAACGATATTTATGCTGTTCTTGATCCATCTTTCGGCTTTCTCTTTTCAACTATCTTCAAAAGGCAGAGCTGGTCATTTGCATGAATTTGGTCTATCGAGTCATATTGAAAAGCCCATTTCCCGTTGTATATCCCAAACATGATTTCACGCGCTCTAGTCCAGCTATAAGCGGTTATTGAGACGTAACCGGGGCCACCTTGACTGGCCGATAATGTGAAGAAGTGTTCGCTCATTTTTTCACCACTCTACAGTCCAGACAGCGCCAGCCCTTTACAGCCGGGGCTTTGTCTTTTGGTTTGTATTCCCTGCAGCTTTCACAAAAGCGTTTCCCTTTGATTGAAACCAGTCTTCCTGCAGCATCCAAAAAAGATCCATTGGCCCTAGTTTTTTGGCTTACAGTAGTCATAGTCATGCCCCGGTTGAACCGAAACCGCCTATTCCTCGGTCGGTATCAGAAAGCATTGTCGTTTCAAAAAATTCAACTTTAGGGATAGGCACGATCATTCCCTGAGCGATACGGTCCCCATGCGTGATGTTGAGAGAAAGTGTATATTCAGAATCTTTTGCAAGCTTTACTTTAAGTTCTCCTCGATAGTCCGAATCAATGACTCCCACGCAATTTGCAAGCCTTACCGAGTTTTTGAAACCATGCCCGGACCTGCTATAAATCAACATAACGTATCCTTCAGGAATTTCAAATGCTAATCCTGTTGCAATAGCGACTGGCATATCCGCATATATGGATTGCGTTTCCTTCATCACTGCAAAGATATCAAAACAACCTGATCCATCGGTTGCGTATTCAGGAAGTCGAGCTTCTTGAACAAGCTTTTGAACTTTTACGGTTAATGTGTTCTCGGTCATGGTTTCTCCTAGATTTCTTGTTTTGGTAGTTTTTCAGGATGGTATCTATAGGACCAGATTGTTTTTCTGGCCCTCTCATGCGTTCTTTCGGTCAATTCCCTGCTTACATATCTGTTTCTGTACAAATGGCAAAGGGCCATTGAAATGGCAGAGTTTGAGAGATTAGTTCTCTCTCGTATCATCGGCAGGGTTAGTGATGTTTCTGCGCTTAGGAAGGTCTCTCGGACTCTAACAAGCGCATTCTTTGAGTTATTCATTAGTTGCTCTTCATAACTTGTTGGCGATTCTTTAACTTTTGACTCCATTCTCGCAGCTTATCCAGAGCCTCTTCCTTGTCTCTTTGAGCCTTGGCTATCTGCTCAGGGGTCTTTGATTGATGTTTAATTCTTGGGGCTGGCTTAGGCGGTATCGCTGGCCCATCGTTGCAAAGCTCCTTGAATGCCAAAACCGAAGGAGGGAATTTAGGGTCCATGTGCTTCAGGGCATAATCAAGCTTGGGCCTGTACGTCAAAAAGATTCCGAGCATTTCCTCCCAAGTCTGCCTAACCAACATTACGTCCACTCCTTCCCAATGGCGCATAAATGCAGCGCCGTAAATCGCGCCCATTCGTCCAAAGACGTAATCCATCCCTTCGGATGGTTCGCAAAAATCACTTTCCAAGTAGTCCAACATTTTTCCCTCCTCCTACAAGTCCACGAGTTAAACCCGATAATACTTCTCTGTTCCGGTCTCCTGCATTCTTTGCTTCTTTTTCTTTCATCCAGTCTGCCTTGAAGCCTCTCCATCCGTTCTGGCAACAAATCTCCATGACTTGTTGCAACGACATTCCGGCTTTCATACCTTCGCGCTCAAGTCCTTTAATCGCTGTTTCAGTAACCGGGGCTTTTAATCCTTTCCTCAGCTTGATGTAATCCTTGAAGACTTCATCACTAACCCCTTCAGGGGTCTGTATTTCTTTTTTGGTTATTGGTTTATGGTTTATGGTTATTGGTTTATGGTTAGCATTGCCTTCGGATTGCGTTTGCAATGCGTTCGCATTTTTCTTTGACTCTTCCCTTTGCCAACGGGCATTTGCTGACTCTCTAGCTTTCTCAGATTTGCCGTGATAAGCAGCAATAACTTCATCGCAACGCTTGTGAACGTATCCCTCTTCTGTTAATTCAAAGAAATCATCTAATACGTTTTGAAGCGATTGCTGTTCTTCCGCAGTGCGAACGCTATGCGAACGCATAAGTTTTGCAATATCGCCGGATAGAGGAAGCTCGTTCAGATAGTAAGAATCGAGGAGTTGTCGATAGATGCCATGCTCAAGAAGCGAAAGATGCGAAGTGTCCTTTCGATAATCTCCGATGTTATGCGCGTAAAAGTGCATCATTCCTCCCGATCATAAAAGTCTTGGAGGTGTACGAGATTTTCTGCAATAAATGCTGAAAGGTCGTCAGCTTGTGTTCTTGTTAAGATAATCCCGTATTCGCCGTCTTCCTGAGTTATCCGTAACGTTCCATCAGTATCATGAACGAATACTTCAGTCTCCAAAGCGGGCAATAAAATTCTGCGTTTTCTTGTCATGGTCCTTCCCTCAAAAGGTTAAGCCTCATTAAAAAAAGTAGGCAGAACGATGAGGAACCGTCTTTTCGGGAGCTACCCTAGCCTAACTTCATTGTACTTCATACGAACCCAAGGCCCGTATAATTCAATCATACATCAAAACGGAAAGGTAATACATTTATTTTGACGTGTCTTTGGTTTGTTTTGTGATAAATTCAATCGGATTAAACCATTAAATTTTGTTGAGGGCTATATGAGGTCATCGTGGACAGAAGCTGAAATAGTTGAATTTATTGAGCTTTACCCAGAAAAAGGCAAAGCATGGTGCATGAAACACTTTTCAAAATCAGAAGGTCAAGTTAGAGACAAGGCATCTCGATTAGGGCTCAGAATCAATCAAAATTCCGAGTTCATGAAACGGTCCAAAAAACTTATGGGAGAAAAATTAAAAGGAAGGAAACGGCCACAACATTCTGAAGTCATGAAAAACCGTTATTCTGAAAATTGCCCTATGACTCAATGGGTAAAAAACAATGGACAAGAAATTTCCAGAAAAGCAAAAGAAAGAATACAAGATAAAGGCCATCCCAGAGGTGCGCTCGGCCTTAAGCATTCAGAAGAAACCAAAGAAATCTTGTCTCAAAAGTCTAAATTGATGTGGAAAAACATGGATGAAAAAGCAAAAGACGAATTGATTTCAAAGCGATTGAGAACTTGGGCAAAAAATGGGAATCAGGTTGTGCATAGAAAAGCTTCATGGAAAGGAGCATGGAGAGATATTGGCGGGAAAAACCATTTCTTCAGGTCGGCATGGGAAGCAAATTATGCTCGCTATCTTCAATGGCTAAAATCACACAACAAGATAAAAGACTGGGACCATGAGCCCAAAACTTTTTGGTTCGAAGGAATAAAAAGAGGTTGCGTAAGTTATTTGCCAGATTTTTTGGTGCAAGAGATTGACGAGTCAGAGTCTTACCATGAAGTCAAAGGGTGGATGGATGACAGAAGCAAAACAAAAATAGCCCGAATGGCTCGATATTTTCCAAAAATCAAGCTTATTGTAATTGACAAAAAGTCTTACCGATCCTTAGAAAAAACCATGAAATCTTTCATTTGTGATTGGGAATGAAATAATTGTTGCATGGTCATACTTCTTCTGTCATACTTCAATCGTACCTTAAATCTTGAAACCACGAAAGGAGATTGAAATGCTTTACAGAATCGTAACCAAGTCTGAAGCTGGCTGGAAAACCATAGACCTTCAGCAAGAAAACGTTGGCGATTTCGTTGAAAAGATGGAGGCCCTTGGGTATTCCTACAACGGACCTTCACAAAACAAGTTCTTGAGAGATGAGATCAAGGGCAAGCCAACTTTCTCTGAACTTGCTGGCCCAATGTACGATGGCCCCGGAGTCATTCGGTACGAGTGCTGGGCAGCTTACGAAACCCTGTCAAACTAACCACGAAAGGAGAAAATCATGGACTATGATCGTTGGCTTGAAAAGCCTTACCAAGACCAGTGCGACAGAGATAACGCGCTGGAAGCGATTGAGGAAGAGCTGCTTGAAGGTGAATATAACCCCAATCACTACGATAATTTTGCCGAGGCAATAGGTGAAGCCACCCCTGACGAAATAGAGACTATTGAAGACTGGCTTGAGCGAGGCGAATTTGAAAAGCTCGGTCGGATGCTTTGGTGTATTTCTCTTGCGTACTGGGAGAAGCAAGCGCAAGACAAGGCCCCAGAAGTGTATTACAATAGCCGAAAGAATGATTATTAACCACGAAAGGAGTTTTTCAAATGCTAAAGCTAGTCACCCTAGCGCTTCCAGTCTGCATAGCTGGATGCGCGTCTAAAGCCCCACCGCCTACAATTCTTCCTGTTGAGCCTGTCTACAAGCTCAGGAACTACGATGGCCCAGAAGCCATGAGCGCCGAAGAAGTGTTTATCAAATCGCGTGAGTGCGTCATGAACAAGATGAGGCCAAACGTAAATTATCTATACGTTAAAACGGATCATGGCAATGCGCCCGTTCCGATCAGCGTCATCTGTTCACCGTTCTGAGGTGAATCATGCTTAATATTATCTGCTTTTTTTTAGGATTTATTGCGTATCCGTACATTAACCACCTGCCATTCCCAAATGTGACAGCGGTTCAGCAAGCGGAAGCAGGACAGAAGCCAACTGCTGAAGATTTGAAGAGGTTGGAGTATGTCAAAGAATGCCAGCGTTACGGTTTTTCGGAGCCTGAATGCGAAAACTTTTGGGACGGCATCCCAAATTAACCACGAAAAAGGAAAATGAAATGAAAGTTTATAAAGCAATTAACTCAGTGCAAACTGAATTATCCAAAATTGGCATCACCAAAAGCCGAACTAATACTCAAGGGGCTGGATACAAATTTCGAGGCATTGACGACATTTTTAACACTATTAGCCCACTGTTAGCCGAGCATAAACTTTGCATATTGCCTAGAGTTATTGCGCGAGATTGTGTCGAGCGTATCAGCCAGAGAGGTTTGGCCCTGTTTTATGTCACTGTTGAGGTTGAATTTGACTTTGTAAGTTCTGAAGATGGCAGCAAACACATCATCAAAACTTTTGGGGAAGCTATGGATAGCGGAGATAAGGCAACCAACAAGGCCATGAGTGCAGCTTATAAATATGCAGCACTTCAGGCTTTTGCGATTCCAACGGAAGGAGACAACGATTCAGAGACTCAGACACACGAAATCCAGCCTGAACCAACCAGGCAACCCACGGCTGAGAAAATCCCAGAGAATCAGATTATTGATTTTATATCGGCCATTGAATCTTCTAGCAATGAAGAAGAGATAAAAAAATATTACACCGCAGCTTATCGCCTGGCTCAAGGCAAAAAAGACCAAGATGCTATTAAGCGATTCACTGAAGCAAAAGACCAAGCAAAATCAAAACTGGAGAATCAATAATGACTGATTTAACGCTTTATCAAATTGCCGACAATTACATTGCTGACATGGAAAAGCTGAAGGATATGGACCTAGATGAGCAAACGCTGGCCGATACTCTTGAGGGCATGGCTGGAGACCTTGAGGTTAAATCCACCAACGTTGCCATGTTTATGCGGAATCTTGAAAACACGGCTGCAGCTATCAAGGAAGCCGAGAAAGACATGGCAGCAAGACGAAAAGCCATAGAGAACCGGATAGACCGAATCAAAGACTACTTGAAGGTCAACATGGAGCGGACCGGGATAACTAAGATTGAATGCCCGTACTTCGTCATAAGTGTGAAGAAAAACCCGCCAGCCCTGAAGGTTGAGGACGAGGCAAAGATTCCAGACAAGTATTTCACGATCCCAGAGCCACCGCCCCCGGTTCTGGATAAGGCCAAACTCAAGGATGACTTGAAAGCTGGAGTCGAAATCGAAGGGGCAATTCTTACCGCTGGAACGTCATTACAAATCAAATAGGAGCATTTATGTCTAGTCTGAACAAAGTCATGTTGATCGGAAATCTTGGAAAGGACCCAGAGGTCCGATACAGTCAATCGGGTGGAGCCGTTACTAATATCTCAATCGCAACGACTGAGCGGTACAAGGACAAACTAACGGGCCAGCAAAAGGAAGTCACTGAATGGCATCGAGTAGTGTTCTTCAACCGACTGGCCGAGATTGCAGGGGAGTACCTAAAAAAAGGAGCTGTCTGCTTTGTAGAGGGCCAAATGAGAACCCGTAAATATACTGATGGCAACGGAATCGAGAAGTACACCACTGAAATTGTGGGCTCTTCGATGAAAATGCTGGGAGGCAGGGATAACAACTCAGGGCAACAAAACGGCAATCATCAAGGTCAAATGGATGATGATGGTTTTGATTCGGACGTGCCTTTCTGATATGTTGTTGATTTGAAAGGGATTCATTCTAATCGGAGGATGCAGCATGGTCAATTTCAAAATATGCAAGAAGTGCAAGGAAAGTGAGCCACTGCATGAGTTTTACAGGCATCCAAATATGGCCGATGGTCATCTTAATGTCTGCAAACAATGCAAGCGTGAAGACTCTATTCAACATCGACTGAACAACATAGAGCGAATTAGAGCTTACGACCGGGAGCGTGGAAAACTCCCGGAACGTATAGCGTTTAACGTCATGACTAACAGGCTATGGCGTAAAGCCGACTGTAGACGCGCAGCAGCGCACAATGCAGTTAGCAGAGCACTAAAGAACGGTACGCTCGAAAAGCAGCCCTGTGAGCGTTGTGGCCATGAGAAATCACTAGCCCATCATGAGGATTATGATTATCCGTTACTGGTCATCTGGCTTTGTCAAATTTGCCATAAGCAAAGACACAAGGAAATTGATGAGGAAAGATTGGCAGAACTATCTTTGTCTGTAGTAAAGTTGCCTTCGATCTCCTCATGAGATTGTGTTTCCTGCTTACTCTCCGATGGATCTCAGAAGTCCATCATTGGCGAATCTTCACGGTTCGCCTTTTTTTTGTCTTCCCTATTGCGTAATGTATGACAATATGTCATACTTCAATCGTACCTTAAATCTTTAGACCACGAAAGGAGACAGACAAATGAACACTAAAAAAGTAAACAAAAACGGGCTTAAATTTATTAGAGAAATTCTCGATCAATATCACGTTAACCCGCAAAGAGCTTGCGAAAAAGAATACGCAAAAGACGTTGAATTTGCGTTAAGTGAATTATGTGACCCAATTCTTGAAATAAAAGCATTACATTCGGTAAACGGTTGTACTTGCTCATGGGTTTTATCAGAAAACGATATCACAACTTATTAAGGAAACACCCCGGTGAGAATGATTATTGGTTTAGATAAGAGGAGACAAACAAATGAAGATTAAACCCGCGCCAAGGACGGCGCACCACGAAAGGAAAGAAAATGAAAAATAAATACAACCCTAACAGAATGTATCAAGGAAACTTCATTGAGCCAAAGAAAGCCCCGCTGTGGGTTGAATACGCCAGCCTCATAGCACTAGGGGTGGTTATGGGCGGTTTGTTTGCTTACGGGCTTGTCACAGTCACTGGGGGCTAATGTGACCAAACCACCTAAGAAGATTTGGATTACACCGCCTGACGCAAGGCTTATAGGATGGACTTCAAGCGAAGAAAATGTAATGCCACAAGACACCCCATACATCCGCGCCGACCTAGTTGATGGGTTGGTTGAGGCTATGGAACATATAGAGGAGTATTGGAATAGAGACCAAAACGAACAAGCGATGGCTGACGCTCTATGGCACATCATTGATACAGCACACTCCGCACTAGCTAAGATTAAGGAGGAGAGATGAACGACAAAGAACTATTAGAACTTGCAGCTAAGGCAGCGGGGATGGATGGCCTTGGGCTGTTTTGGAACGAGCGTTTGAAATGCCTATGGGACGCTGAAGGATTTACGTTTGATCCATTAGAAGACGACGGTGATGCGCTAAGACTGGCGGTGAAGTTGCAACTGGCTGTGTGTGTGGAGTCGGATCAGACGCGGATAGGAATTAAAGGGAAGGCCCCAATAATTTTTGAGAATCACGACGGTAAAGCCAATGCCGCAACCCGCAGAGCGATAGTAAAAGCCGCCGCTGAGATTGGGATGGCGATTGAGATTGGGATGGCGATGAAATGAACAAAGAACGAGAACTGTTGATACAAGCAATTGATGCTTATGACATTGCATCAAGCCCTTGTTCTGACAGGCTGTATCACGCCTTTGAAGAAATTCGTAATTACCTTATTTGCGAGCCAGAAAAGAAGCCGATGACGGAGGGGGAGATTGCCAAGGGGTTTTTGCCAGAACCAACAACGGGTATGAAAAGATTTAGGGCTGGCGTCCGTTTCGCAGAACAGCACCACGGGATAGGAGGAAAGGAATGAACTATCCAGATGAAATTAACTGGAGATTGATTGTTGGAAACCTTCGCCGGAGCGGATTGACTCACGCGACAGTAGCAATGGAAACTGGGTTTTCAGTTGGAGAACTTCTACAAATGGAATCTGAAGTTTATTATCCGCCGTACATCAGCATCATGAAGCTTCTGGATCTTCATCATGAAAAGTGTCCGGGGAAGCATGAATTGATTGCTAACCATAGCATTGAAGAAAAGGAAAAATCATGACAAACAATGACCAAAATTTAATCCAACAAATGATTCGAGCCGGGAAAATGGACGCAATAAGAGATTTGCTTCCTGAATACCATCAAGCTCGAACTGAAAGAATGATTGAAGAAATGGGGGAGAAGTATATCCTCCATCCTAAAAACCACGTCAAAAGGCTTAAAACACCTTTAGCGCACTAAAAGGAAAGGATATGAATGATGAAATTTGGTATTTTCTGTTTTTGATCGGAGCCGGGATCGGTTGGATCATGAATATAGTTGAATTAGCTCATGCCGATGCAATCAATGGCATGGTAATTTTAAGGGCGGTGGGTATTTTTGTCTTTCCTCTTGGTTCCGTACTTGGTTATTTATGATTGTTCGGCAGAAGCAGATTTGTTAGATGATTGCATAGGATTGCTGATTGTTTAACGTTTAGGCTTTCCGATGATCTTCCTCATTTCCTGTTCAAATTCGTGATCTTCTTTGCACCAATCATCACAAAAAGATCCGAATTCTATAGGAGCGTTACAAGCTAGGCAGTATCCATCTTGATGCTGCCTTTTTAATTTTGGGCCTCGATGCTTTTCTTCATCGTAATCCTGCCCGTCTTCAAATGGTTTTGTCATAACCGCCCTTCAATGTCATAACCACATTCAGCCCCAACTATCGCGCCTTTATCAAATTTGAGATAGATCACCGACCCTGTTGGGTAGCAGTTGAGATAATGACTTGCACAGCTCATTTGAGAAGTTGACGTCCACGCACATAATATCGAAAAAATGATTCGCCTTCTGCATCGCTTTCTATTTTGTCTCCGTTGATAGAAAGATACATTTTCTGTGGAACTGGAGGCATTTCCAGTTTTGGGCACGAGGCCGTTGGTTTGATTTCTGGCTGCACTCTTACGCACCCAGAAAGCAGCAAAAACAAAAAAACGGCTAGTCCTCTTCTATAAGGCAGCATATAGAGTTTTCTCAGCCTTGCGCCTTCTGACAAGGCCCACAACCACGCTTCCGTTATCGTGGGTCCAATTCATAAAAGCATTTGCTGCTCGGTCGTATTGGCCCCTGCAGTGATATTTGAAAGCGTCAGACGTGTGCAGCGCGCCCATGCCTATGTTAAAGCCTAAACAGATAAGAGCATCGAACTGATTCTGAGTCGTTAGAATGCCATCAAGGAAATGAGTGAGGATGCTTTCACGAGAGGCGAGGTCTGCGCTGAGCTGCTGGACGCAATGTTCTTTTGTCCAAATCATGCCTTTTTTAAGTTCTTTTCCCGTGTGCCCATAACCAATCGTTAGGACTCCACCCGTATCAAAATATGCCGTAGTTCTACAGCCTTCGAACTCGGCAATAAGGTTTATTCCAGTTTGACTGGTTTTCATTTTCTTCCGTCCTTCAAAACGTCTTGAAGGTCTTCAGAAGGATCAATTGTCTCGACCTTATCTCCCGTGGTCTTGAATCCAACAATGCCCGTGACAAGGCTAATAATAGTCAGAAGAACCCACTTCCACGTTCCATCTTGCATTGATGAAACAATACCGATTGCAGGAACTAAAATGGCGTAAGCATTGAAACCTTGATTGGTGTTCAAGTTAGCCATTGGCTCGCACCGCAAGAAGAAGAAGCTTAACGATAGTGTCCACCGCCGTATTGCTGAGACTGGTTGCAAAAGACTTCACCAAATCTGCAGCGGATTGATGTTTAATTACAGAGTCGATTGCACGTCCTTCTAAATCAGAAATCAGGTTTTTGATTCGAGTGATTTGAGGGATACTAAGTTGGCTATCAGACAGCCATTTAACAATCAAACTAATAGATGTAGAAATTATGATGTTCATTTTGTACCTTTTTTAATCGTTGATTTCTTAATTGGAGTTTTCTTTGGAGCTGCCTTTTTGATTGCTTCTACTGGTTGATTAAGTTTTGCCTTTGGCTTGGTGGCCTTGAGCTTTTTGTCTGGATGGTGTTCTGGATGGCGGTCGAAATAAGAACCTATAACTGGCTCAGCATCGAATGATTTGGGCTTGAAGAGTGACAATAAGCGTTTGAACATCGCTACTCCTTGTCGGCTTTCCGATCTAGCTTGGTAATTATGAGGTCTAGCGTGTGCTCCATTCTTGAGAGCCTTTGGTCTAGGTCTGTCTTTTTAACGTATTCGTTGGGAAGCAAAAGCTCCAGATTTCTCATATCTCTAGCTAACTGGCTTTGATTGTCAGATACCGTCCGTTGGCTGGTAGAAATGCTTTTTGTCCACCATCCAATCACACCACTGACGATCATGTAGAACAGAGATACTGCAGCGATAGTTGCCTCCCAGCTCATAGTTGCTCCTTATTCAGCAGGAGCGGATTCTTCTCCTGCTGGCTCTGCTTCAGCTACGGGAGCTTCAACAGGCGCGGGAGCCTCTTCCTTGGCGATTTCATCGGCCTTTGCTGCAAGGTCTGCAGCGACTTCGGAAACAAGCTTTGCTTCTTCAGCTTCGACCCATTCAATAAGCTCTTTCAATTCCTTACGAGCTTCAGTGGTTAATTCCAAAACCAGTTGCTTCAGTGACATATTTATCCTCTTTTAATAGTCTAAACGTTTGCAGGATCTTCAGCACCCGAAAAATTTTGTTCATTCTCAGCAGAAACTTTTTCAGCTTGAATTTGTGGGATTGCTTGAATCTTAATCTTCATAACTGTTTCTTCAACAAGTTCCATTGGTAATTTACGCAATCCGGCAACGATTGCTTCTACTTCTGGTATTTCTAACGTTAAAGTTATGCTCATTTTTTCCTTTTAAACAATTGGTTTATTTGGAGGCGTTGGTAGCATAGCCACAAACGCTTCTGCAGTATCAGGCAAAGTGCCTTGTTCAATAGTGTACGCTTCAGCCCAATAGCTGTCACGCCAAGCAATTAAGGCTTCAGCATCTGCTTTGTATTGGGCATTTGTTGAAAACAAATAAGATGAAGCTGAAATGAGCGAATCATAGCCCCATGATTTTGCCACAAGATCCAAATTATCTTGAGCAGCAGCTTCGTATATGCTTATAAGTTCTTCATTTGTAAAAACTTTGTTGGTTACAACAACTGCACCGTTAGAGTTTACGGAAATCACTCCACCATTCGATTGAGATTGCATTAAGCTAATAAATTCAGCTTTAGAAATCTCAATTGCTGTTGATGGGATATTTGGATAAATTTCTGAATCATAAAACCCAGAACTTTTTGGGTCGAAATACTTTGTCATGAATGTTCTCCTTAGTATCCAACAGCCATCCAATGGAACGTTTTTACAGTTCCAGGATTTGTGTAAGCGTTATATTGAGAAGTTGAAGCTGCACTTATTCCCATTGGATATAGAGAATAACCAATATCGCAAGCAACAATGCTAAGGCAAGCATTAGGAAAAGTCGTGGGAAAAGAAAATGTTCCTGCGCTTGAAATAGTTGCTACGCCCCATTGAGTGAGTTCACCATTTGGCAAGTATTGATATCCACTGGCAGATAAAGACGAACCAAACTGAATAAGCTGGGTATAGCCAGAAGGATTTGATGAATTGTATGGCGTATAAGTAAGAGCGGTCGTTACATCTGAGCTGGTAAGCGTAACTGCGCCCGATCTTGTGTTAAAGGTTGTTACAGCAGAAGATAAATATCCTGCAGGATTGCTTGAGTTGTATGGCGTAAAGCCGAGTGCAGAAGTCACGTCCGTTGCAGTCAATGAAACCGTTCCGACTCTTCCATTGAAACTTGCTACTTTTGCAGAATCAGCAAAAACGATATTTGTACCGTCACCATAGATATAGGTCGATTGACCCTGAGTCAATGTCACGCCAGTACCTGAAGCGGTCTTTGCCGTCAGAGTAAATGCTCCGGTCGTATTGTTCTGAACAATCCATTCCCCAACGACTGCTGGGAAAATCAGGTTCCTTGCAGCTGTAATTGCCCCAGAAACAATTAAAATAGGGTAAGCAGATTGAAGCTGGGTAAGCGTTACGTCAGCAGTCGTGATGCTTATCGCTTGTGAACCCTCAAATGCAAAAGAAGTCCATCCAGCACCGCCCGTGTCGGGATTTGTTGTATTATTTTCTGCCGTACTTACCCAAAGACCAGCAAGATTAGCGGATTGAAGGATAGATCCTTTTGGATAACCGCTTATAGTGCTCGAAAAAGATGAATCATAAGCAAAAAATCCTCCGGCTTGTTGCCATTGTGTGATTGCCGTTATTTCATTAAGAATCCCGTTGAAATCTGCACCAAATGGGGGGACACCGCCTGAGCTAATAGCTTGAAAGGTCAAAGGCGGAAACCCATCCGTCAAAGATGCTTTACCGTTAGTAATTCCAATTTGGGAGGCTGTTGGAATTGTGTTTTTGTAACTTGATCCAGCAGAACTAGCAAAAGGAATAGGAATTTTTGTAGGAATGTTTGTACTTTGCATGATTGATCCTGTTAATAAGTGACGTTGACGAGTACACCAGCGGGTCTTGGAAACACGCCTGAATTTTGCACAATAGCAAGCTGCCAAGCATTAGGTATAAAGTTGAAATGATACGTCAAACTCATGTTCAACCCATCAACAACATAAGCCACCCCATAAGGACTTCCACTGATAGAAGTTCCAAAAAAATACTGCAGGAAGGAATTGATGTTGGGAATTGCTAAGTTGCTAATGTTTACGGCAGCTTTAACCATAATCAAACGCCTATAAACGTCATCCGACAAATAATAAGTTGTAGTCTGAGCTGTTCCCAAATAAAAGGAAGCTTGGTTAAATGGTTGCGGTCCTGTGCTGGCATAAGGAGCAAGATAGGCTTCATCAAAGCCTAAATAATTGGGAGAGCCCGGAATTTGCAGATACCGCGAAACGTTAACAATCTGCCCCCAAATATCAAGACCACTTCCAACAGCCGTGTTTACGTCCCAAATGTTTGCATAAAACTGTGCGATGTCACTTGCTGGGTCTACAGCGTCATTGTATGACTTCAACAGCGAATAAATCGTTGGAGAATTGTAGTATTGGCTAAGAAGCGTCTCGTCCCAGTTTTGCATAATTACACCAGCGTCACTGTTACGTTTGAAGCAGAAAGAACTGGAAGCTGGTCAATGCCGAATGCAACCAAAAGCGCAAATTGCAGAGCTGTGCCATTGCCTGAGCTTGCGCCAATAGTTGCAGCGGTGAATGTTGAGCCCACCGCATAAGTGACCCCGGAAGTTCCTGCTATCGTGTTCCACTGCGTTTGCGTAGTCGAGCCAAGCGTCAAAATTTGATAGACCTGACCAATAACAAAAGATCCAGCGGTTACTGAATTGTAGGCTGCAAGATAGACTTCTTCGATATTTACATAAGGGCTTATCGCGTTGATGTTGGCGTAATAGCGCCCTGAATAAGTAGTCTGCCCAATGTAAGCAGCTTGCCCCCCGTCTTGGCCGTTAAATGAAGCAACAACCGCATTTTGGACTAGCTGAGTAATGTTTGATGGAAGCAAAGAATTGCTTTTAATGACTATATCAAAATAGCAATTCGTTGCAGTTGGGGTCAGATAAGTGACGGAATAGGCAATCGGGGTTGCGTAGGACGTATCATAAACCGTAACGGTTGTATTCCCGTTATATCCGCAACCCGGAGGCTTTTTGTTCCAGATTGCCTGTGCAATAGCAGAGGAGGAACCACCACCAACCGAAACAACCATTGAATGAGCAGCGATTGAATAGCTCGTTGATCCATAGCTAATTGCCGTTCCGCTAGGGTTGTCAACTACAACAGCCTGTAAGACGTTAGGAACAGTAAGAACTGCAGCTTCTATAGCCTGAATTGAGTTAACCGCATTCACTGCCACACTGTTTTGCCTTCTGGCTTCGAATGCTGCTCGACTTTCTACTGCATTTCCAAGCGTTCCAGACGTTGAGTTGTAGACCGTATCCCAGCCAGATGCAGCGGTATAAATTTTAATCAATGCTCCAACGTTGCAAGCAATCGCGCCAGTGGTTTGATTCTGAAATGTTCCAACGATGTTCCCGCTGGCTGGAATGGTTACTGAAGCCGTGAGGCTGTAAAGGTATCCATTAGTATCCTGAGCGATGGATCCAGCAGGGATCACGGTTCCCACCGCTCCTGTGCAAGTTGCCTGAACAACGGTTCCCGCTGCCTGAATGCGAGTCATGAAATAAATGTAACCAATAGCATCCTGCCAAATGCCAGAGGCAAAGGCTGGATTTACCTGATTGGCAATATAAGCAATTTCATTGTTTTTCTCGCCAATGATAGCCGTTTCAGATTGAGCAAGTTGGCCTTGTGGGGTTGTAAGCTGCGAGTTAACGCCACCACCAAAGGCAACGTTAATGTCTGTTTGAACTCCTGTAAGGATGGCCTGTTCTGTAGGGAGAACAGGGGCTCCATTAACCCATGTAATAGCAGGAACGTTTGTGGTCATTTATTAGCCTCCGAAAGCGACATTGTTAGCCACTCCATCCGTATCAATGAATTCAATTTGACCCGCCAATGATCGGTTCTGGAATTTTGTAAAGTTTACCTGCACTTCAGCAACATCAGGAACAAGCAAAGCTTCAGTTTGCATTTGCTGTGCAATGTAAGACAAGGGGGGAAATTCTCCAAGGATATCCTGCCAATAGGGAAGCCCTAAATTGGTGTTGTACCAGCATTCACCGAGAAAGGTTCGAGTAGCCGAGGCTACATCTTGAGCGATAGCATAGGGATTCCCGGAAAGCGCAATGTTTCCATTAGCATCGAGAACTAAATCCCAAGCTGTTTGATCGAGTAAAAGCGTATTGTGAATGATCGTCATACTGGTTGCCCCGTATTGCTTCCACCAGATTGAACGCCAGAATGAACGTGAGTGTGGAGGCTCGTTCCCTGACCTTTAACATCACC